ACAAATACGAACCAACGACAGCGGAGATAAAGCTTCTTGTTGTATTGTTGAAACCTGAGAGCCTAACACTTAGTGTTACTGACATATGCCTAGAAGCTGGTATAGCAAGAGACCATTATTACACCATATTCAAGAAAGCTTCTTTTGTAGCCTATTACAAAGATATATCACTTGACCTAGTGAGTGCCGCTGTCTTGCCAGTTATTAAGTCATGCGTTAAAGAGGCTAAGAAGGGAAGCTTTCAGCATTCAAAGCTGATTCTTGAGATGGCACAGATGCACTCAGACTCACTTGAATTAACAGGGAAGGACGGGAGTGCCATTGAGTTCACCGACACTGCAAGAGCTGCGAGACTTGCTACCATACTTGAGCGAGGAAGAGAAGCAAGAGATAGACAGTCTGATAAGTGACGAAATATGGCTACCTCTTCCTGGTCCACAAACAACTGCATACGAGTCACAGGCTGATGTCATAGGTTATGGCGGTGCGGCTGGTGGCGGTAAGACTGATTTAGCGATTGGCTTGGCTCTAACAAAGCACAGGCGTGTCGCTATTTTCCGTCGCGAAGGTCCACAGCTTATCGGCATCATTGATCGTATGGAAGAGATGATAGGCAACAAGGACGGGTACAACGGAAAAGACAAGATATGGCGTCTTAAGAAACTAGTAGTTGAGTTCTGTTCTGCACCACATCCAGGTGACGAAAAGAAATATCAAGGCAGGCCGAAAGACTTGCTTATCATCGATGAGGCTGCAAACTTCATTGAATCACAGATCCGCTTTATCATGGGCTGGGTACGGACTACCATCAAGGGTCAGAAATGCACAACGCTAATGACTTTCAATCCTCCTACTGATGATGATGGAGAGTGGGTTATACCATTCTTCGCGCCTTGGCTTGATAAGAAACACCCCAAACCAGCGCAACCCGGTGAACTTCGTTGGTTTGCCACTCTTGACGGTAAAGATATGGAACTGGACAATGGTGACAGGTTCGAGCACAACGGGGAAACAGTCATACCTCAGTCTCGCACGTTCATACCTTCAAAGGTCACAGACAACCCGTTCCTGGTCGATACTGGCTACATTGCACAACTACAGTCGCTACCTGAACCATTACGCTCTCAGATGCTACACGGTGATTTTTTAGCAGGTAGGCAAGACAACCCTTGGCAGGTTATCCCCACAGCATGGGTAGAGCAAGCACAGGCACGATGGACTGAAGAGGGAAGATCTAATCCACTTGACTCTATGGGTGTTGATGTTGCGCGTGGTGGTGAGGATGAAACAGTTATAGCGCGAAGGCATGGCACATGGTTTGATCACAATGACGTACATCCAGGCAAGGCTACCCCTGATGGTCAGACTGTAGCAGGTTTGGTGTTTGGTAAGAGGAAAGATAACGCCCCTGTTCATGTAGACGTCATCGGGGTTGGTGCTAGTGTCTACGATCAACTTAAGCTTAATGGTGTACATACCATCGCGTTAAACAGTTCTGAGAAGTCAGAGAAGACCGATAAGAGCAAGTCTTTATCTTTCCGCAACAAGAGAGCAGAACTGTGGTGGATGTTGAGAGAGGCGTTAGACCCTGAGAGTGGGGATAACTTGTCTCTGCCACCATCTGACAAGCTCAAATCAGACTTATGTGTACCACGTTGGAAGATGTCAGCCGGTGGTATACAGATAGAAAGCAAGGAAGACATCTACAAGCGTATTCAGAGGTCTACAAACGATGGTGATGCTGTTGTATATGCCAATGAGAAGACACGAAAGCGTGATATGAGGATAGGGCCATCACAAGCGCGTGTTGACTTTGACGTATTCGCATGATAAAAACAACTGTGGCCCTCATTGAGGGGCAGCAGAGGGTTATTAAGTGGAGATGTAGGCGCGTGGAGACTACCACGAAACATGAATTTACATGCTTGGCTGGCCACTGAAACTCTAATGCTGTAGCGACCTGAAAGGGCCATGACAATTAAATGATGGTACAGAATGAAGGGATAAATGAGGATTGGTGGATACTGTTCACCGATTCCAAGCAGCCGACAAGGTTTCTTAAATGGCTACAGCCGAGCTTCCAACACTGTTACATGATGAAGAAGTCACCAGGTGGTACTTACTGGATCATAGTCAATCCGGTACGTTCGCACTTGGCTTTACAATTCGCAACCGTCGAAGAATATCCACATCCAAGGGTTTACGACCCACATGCGGTGATACTACCTGTGACGGTGGTTGCAGACGGTAAGACAGAGAGAGGTGGACTGTGTTGGTTTAATTGCGTTGAGGCTTCAAAGGCTGTCATGGGTATCAAGAGTTTTTTCGTGTTCACACCGTATCAACTTTATAAGCATCTGAGGAGGCTATCATGAGCAACATACTACAACCTGGTGCCAAAGCAGCGAAGAAGGCAGCAAGGCTACAAGAGCAACAGATAGGTGAGCAACGCAAGAAAGAAGAGCTTAAGCTTGCTGAGTCTGAAGATGAACTGGCTAGACGCAAGTCTGCAGCAGGAACAGGTGGCAGAAAGTCTCTGATTGCCACAAGCCAAACAGGTTTATCAGGCACTCTTGGGGGTACGTGATGGCAGAGAATACGGTTGAAGGTCTTGGGAACGTTGCGGATCTGTTAAAGAGGTTCAATGCAGCCCGTAGACGGTGGGAGTTGTGGCGTTCATTGCATCAAGAGGCTTACGACTTCGCAGCACCAGAGCGTGAGACGTTCCGCTTTAGGTCTCCAGGTCAGAGAAAGAATCGTCATGTATTTGATTCAACAGCTATCCTTGGATTGGAACAGTTCTCAAACAAGATTCAAGCCTCTATCATTCCATCATGGCAACAGTGGATGACCCTGACCCCAGGTGATCTTATCCCCGAAGAAGAGAAGGAAGAGGTCGAGAAGGGATTAGAGGAAGCGACTGATACTTTCTTTACCAATCTGAATCATTCTAACTTCTCTACGGAGATCTCTCCTGGTCTTGTCGATCTTGGCATCGGCACAGGGGCTATACTTGTAGAGGACGGCGACTTTGCAACAGGTGAGGCGTTCAGGTTCTCAAACGTGCCACTTGCTGAACTGTATCCAGAGGCATCCAACTCTGGGGCGGTAGAAAGCTCATGGCGTCATCAAGAGATTGAAGTTAGGGCTATCAAGACTACATGGCCAGGTGCAACCTTACCACAGGCGCTTGAGGAGATGCTGAAGAGCAAACCTGAGTCAATGGTTAAGATCATCTCCGGTATGCTGAAGAACGAAAAGACCCAGAAGTATAATCACGTCATTATCCACGAACCATCAAAGCATATTATCTTTGAGCAGGAGTTTAAAACTAAGCGTTTGATTGTGTTCCGGTGGCATGTAGTCCCCGGTGAAACTTTCGGGCGTGGTCCTATCCTTCAAATGCTTCCAGACATCAGAACGGTCAACAAGGTCAAGCAATTCATCCTTGAGAATGCAGCCCTTCAGATGGCAGGGGTATACACAGGGGTGGATGATGGGGTGTTCAATCCTCATACGGTGCGCATTGCTCCTGGTGTTATAATCCCTGTCAACAGTAACAACTCATCGAACCCATCTTTACAGGCACTACCAAGAGCCGGAGACATCGGCTTGGGTGGCGTAATCCTTGAGGACTTGCAGAACGGTATCAAGAAAGCTCTCTTTGCTGACCCACTTGGCGAGATTACCGACCCCGTACGTACAGCAACAGAGCAGATGATACGACAACAGGAGATGTTGAAGACGTCAGGTGCTTCTATTGGCCGTTTAAAATCTGAGTTGATTGAGCCTCTTGTCACTGCCTGTGTTGAGATACTGGTTAGGCTTGGCAAGATACCAGAGATTAAGATTGATGGCCGCGAAGTTACCTTGAGGCAAGAGTCACCACTGGCAAAGGCTGAAGACATTGATGACTTCCAAAGCTCTCAGGTATGGTTTAACGCTGTCGCTCAACTTCCTGAAGCTGTATTACTTGGAGCTGTCAAACTTGAGGACTTGCCTGGTTATTGGGCAGACAAGTTGAGTATCCCTACAAAACTTATTCGTAATGATACAGAACGTAAACAGATAGCAGAGGCGGCGGTTGCTGCATCGGAGGCAGGGCTTGGCCAAGGAGACGTATCGCAACCTGTTTGATGAACTTGGAGCTTATGACCAAGAAGAAGCAGACAGGCAAACAGTAGAGAATCGTATTGTGGGTGATAAGTGTGATTACCTTATCCACAAGATATTTGAGCAGACCGAAGAAGGTCAGGAGCTTATAGCAATCTGGAAAGATGCTCTTGACACCAGAGCCGGTGCAGATGTTGGCATGGAATACCTAGAAATAGGGATAATCGAAGGCTACAAACGATTTATCCGTCACATAATCAGAACTATCAAGAAAGTGGAGGCAGGCTAATGGCAGAGGATACTGGTCAAGAGACCACCCAAACCGCAGAAGAAGCGGTAGCATCAGCAGTAACAGAAGGAGCAACACAAACCACGGAAACAACCGAAACCACAGAATCAACTTGGGCATGGTCCGAAAGCGTTGCCGGTGAAGGTGACGCCCCTGAATGGTTCAAGGGTGATAAGTATAAGTCGGTAGCAGATCAGGCCGCTGCATACAAAGACCTTGAGGGCAAGTTCGGTGCATTCACCGGAGCACCTGAGACCTACGAGATTAACGTCTCGGAAGCACTGACCGAGAAAGGCGTAGAGTTTACCGCTGAAGATCCTATCATGGAAGAAGCCTTCAAGATGGCTAAAGACATGGGCATGGACCAGACCGGCTTCGATAAACTGTTGGACATTTACGGCATGACTCGCATCGCAGAAGGCGAAGCCCTTGAGTCCCACAAGGTCGATGAGATGAAGGCGCTGGGAACCAATGCAGAGCAACGAGTTAGCAACCTGGACGCGTGGGGCAAAGCTAATCTACCTACTGACCTGTATGATGGGTTTGTAGAGATGGCGTCAAGTGCTTCTTCTGTCAAGGCTATGGAACAACTTATCTCTATGACTCGCAACGCTCCGGTGAATAGCAGCACAACCACTGCGGCGGCAAGCATATCAAGCGAAGAGTTGACAAAGATGCAGTTTGAGAAAGACGATAACGGTAACAGGCGTCTTCAAACAGACCCAGCATTTAAAGCAAGGTTTGATAAACTGTCTGCCGAGGTATGGGGTGGGCATGAACAACGTATTATAGTAGGTGGTAGTTGACAAACAGCACAAAGATATGTTAAGCAAATAGATAACCTTTCCGATACCTCCTCTTAGGGAGCCGGAGACTATGGGTTGTTACTTAAATGTAGCAAGATCGCCCCGAGTTTTCGGAC